GGCGCAATTGGCTACAAGCGTGGCGGTAAGACAAAGAATTACGCCTCTGGTGGAATGGTTTCATCTGCGTCTAGACGTGCTGACGGTATTGCCACCAAAGGCAAGACTCGTTGCAAGATCTGCTAAGGAAATATCATGAGTCCCGCAGAAAAACAAGCCCGTGAAGAACAAGCCGACCGCAAAATGCGGGCAGCGGCTGACAAAGCCTACAACAAAGAAATGCCAGAAGCAGATACCACTACTGGTAAGCTCAAAGGCCAGTCAATCATGGATAGCGTTAGGAAATATTCTCCGAATCAAGCCGCAGAAGTTGACGAAGGTGACGCTAATACCAAAAAATATGGTGAAGCTGCTTCTAAGGATTTTACAGAAGGAAAGTATGGTTCTGCTGCATTCAACGCCGCGAAGGGGTTGGGTTCTGCCGCAGACACTATGTTGCTAAAAGCCCCAAAAGCAGCGGCATTTGCTGCACGCAACCGTTTAGTAGATGGCCCTAAAAAGGCTTCTGGCGGCATGATTTCTTCTGCTTCTAAACGGGCGGATGGCTGTGCCACCAAAGGCAAAACACGAGGCAAGTTTGTATGATGGCCAGCCGTGGAATGGGGGCAATGTCCCCTAATAAAATGCCTCAAGGCAAAAAGATTAAACGCAAAGACAATCCTAATGAGGTTGAAATGTTTGCGGGCGGTGGTTTGTATGCCAACATTAACGCCAAGAGACAGCGCATAGCCGCTGGCTCTAAAGAAAAGATGCGTAAGCCCGGATCTAAAGGCGCTCCTAGTGCTCAAGATTTTATCCAATCTGCAAAGACTGCTAAAAAATGACAACTACCGGCTCCACCCTCTTCAATATGGATTTCACGGAGATTGCCGAGGAAGCATGGGAGCGTGCGGGTCGGGAGATGCGTTCAGGTTATGACTTGCGTACAGCACGCAGATCAATGAACCTAATGACCATAGAGTGGCAGAACCGTGGCATCAACATGTGGACGATGGAGCAGGGGTTTATTAACCTGACTCCGGGTCTGGCTACCTACGCCCTGCCTACAGATACGATTGATCTGTTAGAGCAGGTTATCCGTACAGGCCAGAACTCATCTTCTACGCAGGCTGACCTCACAATCACACGTATTAGTGTTTCTACTTATGCGACCATTCCGAACAAACTACAACAAGCCCGCCCAATCCAAGTCTGGGTTCAAAGACTTTCTGGACAAGTTAACCCAACAGATGCGGTCTTGGTTGGAGCCATCACCGCCACGGACACCACGCTCACGCTTAACACGGTGGTTGGGTTAGCAGGATCAGGCTTTCTGCGTTTAAACAACGAAGACATCTACTATGGCTACATATCAGGGAATACCCTTGGTGGTGTATTCCGTGGTCAGAACAATACAACAGCAGCCTCTCAAGCAGATGGCACGGCAGTCTTTGTTCCTCAGCTTCCTGCTGTGACTGTCTGGCCTACGCCTGATAACAGCACGTCCTACCAGTTTGTGTATTGGAGACTGCGCCGGGTTCAGGATGCTGGCGCGGGTGCTGAGACAGCCGACATGAATTTCCGCTTCCTGCCATGTGTAGTGGCTGGTCTGGCGTACCACATTGCCATGAAAGTGCCTGAGTTGATGCCTCGCCTTGAGATGCTCAAAGCTGCATACAACGAGCAGTTTGATCTGGCAGCCGGTGAAGATAGGGAGAAAGCCGCTATTCGGTTTGTGCCCCGTCAGATGTTCATTGGTGGGAGTATGTAATGGGTAACCGATTTGCATCCGGCAAGATAGCGATTGCTGAATGTGATCGGTGCGGCCAGCAGTATCAGTTAAAAAAGCTTAAGACTGAAGTCATTAAGCAACGTCAGTATCAGTTGTTGGTGTGCCCAGAATGCTGGGATCCAGATCAACCGCAGTTAATGCTAGGAACATTTCCAGTGGATGATCCGCAAGCTCTACGCAATCCGCGTAGGGATACAACGTATGTCACCTCTGGTGTAAACGTTAGCGGTAACCTGTCTGGTGGCTCAAGAGACATACAGTGGGGTTGGCAGCCAGTTGGTGGAGCCAGTTTAAATGATGCAGGATTGACACCAAACTACTTGGTGGCAACGACATTTGTTGGTACAGTAACAATATCTTAAGGAGTTTAAACATGGCTTACACACGATCAGCAGACGGCATTGCTAAAAAGGGCAAAACCGAAGGCAGGAACTTGGGCAATAGCGGCCCAAACCAAAAAGAAATCATGGGCGGTAAGGGTAAAGGTAAGGGTAAAACCAATGCCGACATGCTGTCTATGGGTCGTAACTTGGCAAAGATTGCCGCACAGAAACGAGGCTAATCATGGCTACATTTAGCAAAAAGATGATGGGTAAAGAAGTTGGTGATGCCAAGGTCTACGCCACGCCACACACAATGACTGGTAAAGTCGTTAAAGCTTCTGAGAACCCCGGCAGTGGTGATGACCACAGCGATGCCGGAACAGTCAATATGGCTGTAGGTAACGTTTATCGTCGTCCTGCACCGGCAGCTAAAACAACTGGTATCAAGATGCGTGGCGCAGGTGCGGCGACTAAAGGTTTTATGTCCCGTGGCCCGATGGCTTAAGGTTTAAACGATGGCACTGACATACGCCCAACTTGTGGCTGCGGTAGTTGACTACACGCAGAACACGTTTGACACGACCACGATCAATACAATGATCAAGCAGGCGGAGCAACGCATCTATAACACGGTGCAGATTGCCAACTTGCGTAAGAACGTCACGGGTGTATTGTCAACCGGCAATAAGTACTTGGCCTGTCCAGAAGACTTCCTGTCGGTATACAGCCTTGCCGTGTATCCGTACAACTCCACAACAGCCACCGGCACGGCTGGTGCTAAAACTATCGTTGTAGCCAGTACAACTGGCATAGCGGTCGGACAGCAGGTCACAGGCACAAACATCGGCACTAACGCCATCGTTCGCAGCATCAGCGGAACAACAATCACTTTAACTGTAGCCAATAGCGGTACAGTCAATACTACGGTCATCTTCCAAGGCGACTACCTGTACCTCCTGAACAAGGATGTGAACTTTGTGCGCGAGGCATATCCTTTGAGTGCACAGCAGTCTGAGCCTAAGCACTACGCCATCTTTGGCCCGCAGTCAGCTAACGTCAATGAACTGTCGTTCATCCTTGGCCCTACGCCTAATGCCAACTACTACGCAGAACTGCATTATTACTACTACCCAGAATCCATCGTTACCGCCCTGACAACATGGTTAGGTGATAACTTTGACTCTGCGTTGCTGTATGGCACTCTGGCAGAGGCAGGGACATACATGAAGAGCGCACCGGAAGACGGAATGTACAAGGTGTACCAAGAACGATACGTTCAGGCTATTGCGCTTCTCAAGAACTTGGGTGACGGCAAACAACGTGCTGACGCTTATCGTGATGGTCAGATTAGGGTTCCTGTAGCATGAGCATCCTCCAAACCCAAACGACCAGCTTTAAGACAGAGCTATACACGGGCGTTCACAACTTAGCGACTAACACGCTAAAGATCGCCTTGTACACGGCCAGTGCTGATTTAAACGAGGCAACCACCGTTTACACGACCACCGGCGAAGTAACAGGAACTGGCTACGTTGCAGGCGGTGTGGCCTTGACCGGCGTAACCATTAGCTCCTCTGGGTATACGGCTTTTGTAGACTTTGCCGATGTGGTGTTTAACGCATCCGTGACGGCTCGTTGTGCCTTGATCTACAACGTTACTCAGGGTAATAAATCCATTGCCGTGTTGGACTTTGGGTCTGACAAAACATCTACCAATTTCACCATCACAATGCCTGCTAACACAGCGACGGCAGCATTGATCCGTTCTTCTAATTAAGGAGCCTCACATGAGCTTGGACAAAATCACCGCTACAGACCAAGTAGCAGCAATCACAAAATACAACACCATGCCCTCTGATGAGATGGCTATCCACGGTACATACCACGCCATTTGCTACAGCATTGATGGTTTTGTTAAATGGGACGAACCTATTCAGAACTTGGTAACGACTGTTGGTAAGAATTTGACCTTGGACACTATCCTTGGAAACTCAGCCGCTGGTGCGGTTGTGATGGGGTTGAAGGGCGTTGGTACTGCTAACGTTGCAGACACACAGGCTTCTCACGCAAGCTGGTTGGAAGTGGGCGGCACTAATGCTCCTGCATATTCTGGCAACCGTCCTACACCTTCATTTGCTTCTGCCGCCGCCGCAAGTAAGGCTACATCTTCTGCCGTGTCATTCTCTATGACCAGCACTGGTACTGTGGCGGGTTGTTTTATTAACATTGGTGGTAGCGCAACTAAAGATTCAACCACTGGCACATTGTTCTCTGCTGGTGATTTCTCTAGTTCTAAAGCTGTTGTTAACGGCGACACAATTGCAGTTACATACACATTAACATTGACTTAATATGGCGTTAGCTTGGGGTGACGGCGCATGGGGTAATAACGCATGGGGCGGTGGAGAGACTTTTCCCGTCAGCGTTACAGAAACAGCCCTACTCGCTGATGCACCTGCGGCTGGGTTATACATTGAAGTAAGCGTTACGGAGTCTTTGACGAACGGGACGGCTTGGGGTGCGGATACTTGGGGTTCTGGTCTGTGGGGCGGTACGACAGGCATTCAGGATATTCAGACTGTAGCTCTGACAATGAATGTGTCTGCTAGTGACTCAATGGCTATTGATGAAGTTGAGTCTGCTGTAGCTGGGTTTGCTGGGTCTGTTACTGAGACAATGGCTATTGCTGATACAAATGAGGCAATTACAAGCTACAACGAAAGCGTGGCAGAGTCCCAAACCATCACAGATGATGAGGCCGCGCAGACAAGTTATAACGAAAGCGTAGAGGATTCGCTAGGGATTGTGAGTGTAGAAGAGGCGGTTGCTACATTCTTGGGTAATATATCTGAGTCGATTGAAATAGCAGAAGCACAGGTGGCTGTGCTGATTATGACCATCGTAGAGTCAATGGCTATTGAAGAAGGAACGACTGTAGGTACGTATTACCAAGAGTTTTTAACTGAGTCTGCGGCTATTACTGAAGAAAATGGCGGGGCTGCAAACTACAATTTAAGTGCATCAGATACGATGGCAATAACAGAAACAAACGGTGGACGATATTTGTGGGAAATTATTGATGACACACAAGGCGTAAACTGGCAAAATATCAGCAATCCGCAAACACCGGGCTGGGGTGCTGTTGATACAACGGAATCGCCCGGTTGGACACAAATTTCTACACAGTAGGAGCATTAAATGGCAAATACGGCACTAATCGGCCTCACGCTACCAGCCACGGGCACACTGTCCGGGCAGTGGGGCGACACAGTTAACAACGCCATCTCGCAGATCGTTGACGTTGCCGTTGCTGGTACGCAGACAATCTCCACTGATGCCGACATTACATTAACCCTTACGACTGGTACTTATGCAAGTACAGGTCTGACGGCTAATAGCTCTCAGTACGCAGTTCTCCTCTGGACGGCAGGCGGCACAGCTACCCGAACCATTACCGTTCCTGCACAATCTAAGACTTACGTTGTCATTAACAAAACGTCTAGCACCCAGTCAATCATTGTTCAAGGTACAACCGGAACAGGCGTTACTGTAGCGGCAGGTACACGGGCTATTGTGGCTTGGGACGGCACTAACTTTGTTAATGTGGGCGGTGGTTCTGCGGCTGGCTCTAACACTCAGTTACAGTTCAATAGCTCTGGTGCTTTTGGCGCTTCTGCTAACCTGACCTTTGATGGCACAACGCTGACAGCTAATGACTTCATTGACTCTTCACTGACAGCCAGTAAGCCTGTATTTACCAACGGCAGTAAGAACTTGGTGTCTACTGGAACTTTGGGTGTTGACCAAGGCGGTACAGGTTTAACCACTTTAACGGCTAACAACGTGATTCTGGGTAACGGAACATCCACACCCAGCTTTGTTGCACCTAGTACAAACGGTAATGTATTGACCTCTAACGGTACAACTTGGGTATCTTCAACTCCAGCGGCTAGTGGCTTGTCACAAGCAAAAGCCACCATGATTAACTTCATCTTCAGTATTTAAGGAACCAACATGGCAAATCCTAATCTTTTAGCCGCGACTACAGCTTCGGGCACAACAACATACCTAACACCCAGCGCAACAACCGCAGTGGTTTTGGTTCCTAATGCCGCTTCTAGCGGTCAGGTATTTAAGATCAACCAGATCGTTGCGGCTAATGTAAACGGCACTTCAGCAGTTGATGTCACGGTGGCTATCTACACTAACGGTGCAGTAGCTCAAGGCTCTGCTCCTTCGGGCGGCACGGCCTACCCGATTGCTTCTACGGTGTCTGTCCCTGCTGATGCTTCTCTGATTGTTGTTGATAAAACCTCTGCCATTTATCTGATGGAAGGCTCATCAATTACGGTGACATCAGGTACGGCAAGCGGTATT